CTAGCCTCTATAACAGTCACTCTGGAGAGCGAGGAATCTTCTCACGAGCAGCAAGCAAAACTCAAGCTGCAAAGAATGGGAGACGTGATTCAGATTACGACTTTGGTACGAACCCCTGCTCAGAAATTATCTTACGTCCATACCAGTTCTGTAACCTCACAGAAGTCGTTGTACGGGCCGAAGATACCGTTGCAGACTTGGCTAAGAAAGTACGCATCGCCACAATCTTAGGCACGTTCCAGAGCACTCTAACGCACTTCCCATATCTTCGTAAGATTTGGCAAAAGAATACTGAGGAGGAGCGTCTCTTGGGTGTATCATTAACTGGTATCTTAGATAATCCTTGGATGGGGAGGGTCTGTGAAAGCACTACGCAATCTCTTGAATACTTACGTGATGTCTCCATTAATACCAACAATGAGTTTGCAACACGTTTGGGAATTCCTGTGTCTGCTGCGATTACTTGTGTCAAACCTAGCGGCACTGTGTCTCAACTTGTTAATTCTGCCTCTGGTATTCATACTAGACATAGTGAGTATTATGTTCGCCGTGTTCGTGGAGATAAGAAAGATCCTCTCACGAAGTTCTTAACAGACTCAGGCATTCCTACAGAGGACTGTGTCATGAGGCCAGACAGCACTGCGGTGTTCTCTTTCCCAGTGAAAGCACCAGAGGCTTCTCGTACTCGTGTGGACTTAACAGCTATGCAGCACCTTGATCTGTGGCTAATGTATCAACGTCATTGGTGTGAGCATAAACCATCTGTCACCATCTCTGTCAAGGAAGATGAGTGGATGGACGTAGGAGCGTGGGTGTGGAGGAACTTCGATGAGATTAGTGGTATCTCTTTCCTGCCTTGGGATGGAGGCTCTTATCGACAAGCACCTTACGAGGAGTGTACTAAAGAGCAGTACGAGGAGCTTCTTTCAAAGATGCCTACAGAGATTGTGTGGGATAATCTTAAGGAAGAAGAGGACAACGTAGAGGGAGCGCAGACCCTAGCCTGCGTAGCGGGGCATTGCGAAATATGATGATCGAACTAAACTTTATCTGTGGAATTATGTGTGGAGCAGAGTACGTCCAAGACCCAGAGGAGGGAACAAACTACCTAGTGGTAGACTTCTTATTCCTCAGAGTTCTCTGTAGTTGGGACTAAGTACATAGCTCTCTCATGCTTGCGGCGTTTAACTAATCCTGGTAGCTCTTTACCGCCAGCTTTGGTCCATGCCATAAACGCTTCAGCAGCCCCTTCAAAGTCCCCACGGTTGTGCTTCATCCTTATCGTGGATCTTTGGAGGTTTCCCAGCCCCACATTGAAGCTAAAGCTAACCAAGGCATCAAAGCGACCTTGGGTAAGTCCTGTAGGGCATAGTCTAAGCACACCTCGCTCGAATGTAGCCAAGTCTTCTGCGAGGATTCTATCCACTTCAGCCATTGACAAAACTCTATCCCACCCATCAGGGATACTAAGTCCTTTGCGTTCATTGAATGGTGTCCTTATATGGTAAGGATCAATAACGTGCCCAACCCCAACAGTCCAAAGTAGAGCAGGACAGCGGTAGGGACGAAGTCGTACTCCTTCATCTTTCTTTATCCCTTCTATACACTGTTTACTTACCTTCACTTCTTAGCCCAGCCCCTAGAGCCAAACCAGAATCCTATGATACCGCCCAGCATAGCCATCTCATCGGAGGAGAAGATCAACTCAGCTACCTTCTCTAGATCGCCCACAGAGGCTATTAATCCGGGCATAGTGAAGATGTTCCAAGCTAGCCAAGCATTGATAGCTATTAGCTCTAGGACGAACAGGTAGGTCACTGTAGGCCTTACTGTGCCTACATAGTTAACCACCCACTTGGAAGCCTTATCGAGGACCTTCTTGTCGTGATCTAGGGCTGCTACGGTCATCTGTGCCTCAGACTGCATAGCCACCTGATCAGTCCTAATCTCCTCGATCTTCTGCTGGGCTATGAAGCCCCTCTCAGCCAGGGCTAGTTCACGCTCAGTCTGGATACGAGCTAGGTCTAGTTCTTGTTTCTTATCGTTCTTGTCCTGAAAGAAGTCTAAGACTCTAGGCAGACCAGAGATAAGTAGACCACCAAGTGTAGATATTAGGGACAGCATAGCAACTCCTTAAGGCTTATAGCCCATGACATAGGCAAAACTAACTAGGATGAAAGCAGTTATAAAGCAGTACCACTTGAGCATTCCAAGCTTGTGTAGGTCTCTACCAAACTCATCAGTTAAATCCTTGTTGTCCTTAAGGATTCTCTGCTGGATGACCTCTACCTCTTCCCAAGCAGCCTGACCGTGCTTCTCAATGATGTCCTTCTTAAGCTCGTCTTGTAGCTTCTTTATCTCGTATACTCCACGCCACTCCTCGACAGCAGAGAAGACAGAAGTATCTGATGGTCTCTTCTTTTGCTTACGGCGGTAGGCATCTCTAGCCTGGATCTCAGACTTACCAAGGTCTTGAATGTCCTTAGTAACAGACTCAAGTTCCTTACCTACGGCTAAAGCTTCCCTAATGCCAGAGACAGCAGCCTTGGCAGCTTGTGTTACTGGTTCACTCATAGTTTATTCAGTAGGCCGATAAGCATCCCAGTTAATGGGACCAGTTTGTTCTGGGGCAGAAACAGCAGATGGAGCAGGCGCTGGTGTATTGAAGAAATTGTCTACTGCTGTAATGTACTCAGAATCAATAATACCAGACTTATTAAAACCATCAATTATTTTAGCTGTAGCAGCTCCTCCTAGTTTAGGCTGTTTAGAAGCACTTGCAAGCCCTGCTAGGGCATCCATAGCATCTTTATTGGTAGATGCTCTGGCAATCAGACGGGGAGTTAGAATAAACACACCAGCAGTAGTAGCAAGCTGTGGAATAGCAGCTGACAACCTTTCTTGTACATCTGAAGGAAGAATAAAATAACCAGCCACACCGCCCAGCCCAACACCAGCCACACCAAGTGCTTTGTTTCTAACAAAAGAAGCTTGTGCGCCTCCTTCTTCCAATCCAGTCTCAGCAGCCTGAATAATTTGTTTTAGTTGTGGTGCTTCGTTTCTAAACATTTTAAAGAAAGCACTGTTCATGTCTTTATCTTGTTTTAGAGCCTGATTAAACTTAAACACCATTTCAGGAGTAGATAAGTTTTTCTCTAAAAAAGAGTACTTAACATCGTTAATTAACTGAGAGCCTTCTACTCCAGCTTTAGAAACATACTGATCAATAGCACCGACAGCCTTAAATAAGTCTGTAAACTTCTCTGATTCTGTCAAATCAGCTAGATATGCCCCTACCTTAGAAGGCGCCTGCTGGAGAGCGCTAGTAATTGTCTCGTTATAAAGACTACCAAAACCTTCTTTATACAATCCTTTTACTCTATTGTATTCATTTACAGTGTCTTTTGATAAGGTTGTTTTAGTCAGGAAAGGATTAAACTGCTCTCCTGTAACAATTGTAGATGTTTGTCCTTGCTCTAACGGAACAAAAGCAAGGTTTCTTTTTATTAACTTTTCTTTTTGCTGTGGAGTAGCAGCAGCAAACTGAATAGCGTCATCCATAGCCTTTTCAAAATCAGATCCGTATTTAGTAAAAATCTGTTGTTTGGATGTGGTTGCTTTTCCAGGTTGGGTTAAGTCATCAGCAGAGGCAAAAAAGTCACTTCTAAGTTGATGGGCAGTACCAAAGTCAACAAAGTCATTCTGAGCTACAACGCTATCTAAAACATCTATTCTATCCTTAGTAGCTCCTTTAGGATCTTTAATCTTAGACAGATTAGCTAGTTCTTTTTGTGCTTGGGTTTTAATTCCTCTGAGGTCAACATAGACACCATTCTGCTCTGTCAGACTTTGATAGAAAGGACGATAGCGGTCTTTAAATGCTTCTCGACCAGTAGCAATAAGCTCTCTAAAATTTTCACCAGCAGCCCTAGTAAACGGCTCATCTGAAGCTAAAGCTAGTTTAAAGGACTCTGAAGTATTTAAAGTATCTTTTACTTCCTGCATTCCTGCAGTAATTGCTTTTTCCACACCTGCTTGTTGCTTACGAAAAGCCTCATCAGCAAAGCCGCCTTTAGCAGAAGCCTCCAGTGCTCTAAAAGTAGGAGAGCCTGTTAATTGTGCACGAGTTAACGTGCCCCCACGCTCTGACAGCCATTGCTGTGTGGCTACTCTTGGGTCTACCTGACCAGCAGCATCTCCAAAGGCGTTCTTAGCTACTTTAAAAGCCTTGCCTCCTAATGAGAATACTAAGTTACCACCAACATCCCAAGCAGCGTTTTCAACTACATTGCCTGCTAGTTGTTTAGCAAAGTCTGACGGAACAAACTTATTAGGAAGAACAGCTTGTTCTGCAGCGGTTCCAAATACTGTACCAATAGTAGACCCAGCTAAAGAGGGAGCAAGAGACTGCGCCAGCGGAGATCCTCTAAGAAGTTGACTACCTGCTTTAGCAATCCTTCCTTCAGGACGCAAAAACGGGTATAGACCACCAACTATGCCCCCGATAGCTGGAAGAGCTGTTTGG